AAAATCGGCGTTTGAAGGTGTGTAATGAACGGTTCCTCCCCCTCCACGCATTTTACGGCGGACGCGACGGCGGACTCTTCTACTGGCGCGTCTAACTTTACGGCGAACTCTTCTACTGGCGCGTCTAACTTTACGGCGAACTCTTCTACTAACACGCCCGACTTTACGGCGAACTCTTCTGGTACTGCGGCCTACTTTGCGTTTTACGCGTCTAGGTTTTACTCTTTTAGTTCCCATTTATATAATATGTAAATATTTTATTCATTTCAATCATATTATATAAATCATTCTATATCTACGTGGGACAACATATGTCGTCTACAACACATTTTTTTTAGTCCAAGTTCATCTAAAACTTGACCTTCAGGAGTTTTTTTGATATTATCAGGCGTTAAATAAATAACTTTTTCAGTATTTAACGAACGAGATATTTTCAATTCTTTTACACGAATAGTATAATATTCATATTTATCTGCTAAAACTTTGCCACAAGTAAAACATTTAATTGGAATAATCATTGTTATATATATTACTATAACAATATCTTTAATTATATTATCAATTTTTATTTGCGGTGTTTTATTTATGTATTTCCACAGTTTTTTCCATAGCATTTATTTTTATAATAATAATAATCAAAATTCAAATCTGTTCCATCATCAGTTGATAAAAATGTTGGTCCTAATGCATTTCCAGCAACGCACTTATTAGAATTATCGTCAGAATCATGTGCTAAAACACAACATCCACTGACTTTACATACTCCTTTTGCTAATTTATTGCAATGCTCTTCTAATAAATGACTCTTCCCTTGGTATTTATGACAAAATCCTCCTTGTATTTTATCAAAAAGTGTTTGTTCTGGTTCGGATACCGATTTATTTAAATTACTTTCTACATCACTTACTTTTACAGATGCGGATGCGGTTCCCGATGATCCATCACCATCACCATTCATCCCCTCTATTATAATAACCTCCTCTAGTTTCCTTGATTTAACATCATCATCGTCCGTCTTAAATGAAATATTATTCAATACCATAATTATCAATCCAATAAATAAAAATAGCACTACTAATGTTATATCAGGCCATCTTGTGAGAAGATAATTTTGTATTCCAGTCATAGTATATATTATACTTCTAAAATTTTATGACCTCGTGTCGTTTTTTTTCTTTTTAATTTTTTATTAGATTTATGAAATTTTATATGACAACTTTCACATACATTTACTAAATTTGCATTGTGATTTTTATGAAAATGTCCAATAAATCCATTTTTATTGGCATTTTGTTGAGGTTCTAAATGATGCACTTCTACACATATACTACTACAAATTTCACATTTTGTTCTAATTTTATTAGAATTATATTTTGAAGTTTTCTGTGTCAATATAGATTTTGTTTCGGGATATTTTTGCTGACGAATATTATTTGCTGTTTCCAAAAAATCCATTGGTAGATGTAATGATTTACATACTTCTAAACCATACATATTATTCCCTGGTCCATCTCGTAATATCCTGTCATATATAAGTGTGTCTTCTTCTTTATCAAAAATTACACTCATATGTTTCATTTGTAATGTTTTTAAATTCTTAATTTCCTGCATCTTGGTGATTTCATGAAAATGCGTAGCAAATATAAATTTACTATTTTGCTTCTCTAAATGTATTAGTCCAGCCGCAAAAATACTGATTGCCGATCCTAGTTCTGTTCCAGAACATAATTCGTCTCCTAATATAAGGCTGTTTTCATCACTATTTCGCAAAATAATATTCAATTCAGACATTTCTACAGCAAATGTAGAGAGAGATTTAAATATATTATCATTACCCAAAATGCGAGTAAATATTTTATGAAATGGTTTATATGTAAACGACGAACATGGAACACTACAACCTGCCTGCGCCATTATAACACAAATTCCAATTGATTTTATCAAAGAAGATTTTCCTACTGCGTTTGTTCCAAATAGTAATACTCCATTTTGATATGCAATATTGCTACTGTTTGAAGAAGTTACCGATGGTTTATACATAAAATCCTCCATATTTATATTTGCACGTTCATCATCCTCCATATTATGTTGTTTTCCCAATGAAATATCATTTGGAACATATATTTCTTCGGTTTGTAAATGTTCTATTAATACGTGCCGCATATCTTTAGCATCAAAAAATGCCTGTTTTGATCGTTTATATATCGTTGGAATACAATAATTATATTTTTTTGTTAGTCGTGCTTTACTATAAACAACATCGAGAGAAGTCAAAAAATATATAATATATTCAAATTCAGTATTAAATTCTATTAATTTCTGTATGAATAATTTAAATTCCTCTTGTAACATATTTTGAAGTTTAGCTTTATTTGTTATAATAGAATACGCAATAGAATCTATCTGCGCATTAGATATTTTCCTATTATTACCTGTTGATGAACTCAATTCAATATTTCCATCTAATATAAAACATTTTGTTTTGCCATCATAACTAGACTTGTATATTAATTTTTCTTTAGCTGAAAGAACGCTTTTTAGTAGTTCACCGCGTGTTTTTGTAGTTTTTAAATAACTCCCCGATTTTTCCGTTGTATGAATTTTAACACCATTAATATGTGATTTGGTACTTGATTTGGTAAGTTTAAAAGAACAAAACATTTGTATGCAATCAAATTTATCCATCGAATCTACATAATTTCGTTCAATCTTATCTATATTGGGATATTGTCCACGAATAAAGAAGTTTTTATTAATATCATTCATATGAATGTCTTTACAAATATTAATGTCGAGAGAAGCCGAAATATATTTCATCAAGGTGTTGGCGTGTTGAACAACTTGTGATTTATTTAAATATTCCATAATACTTCTGTCATGTTTGATTTTATTAAACAGACGAACCGCAGTATGTATATTATCATTAATAACAACTATATCAATTGGTGTTGCCTTCTCAAGTATGATTTTTCTATAATATCGCTGTATATCATTAATTTCTCTTAATCCATCATATACATATTGGAATGAATCTAAATTAGAATACATATAGTCCACTATTGAATATTCTTTATTCAACCATTTTATATTCGTTGTTGGATGCAACAATTGTTCAGCGAATTTACGCTTTCCCATTGGTGTTACACAATTGTTAATAAAATTTATAACAGAACTTAATTTACCTGAATAATTATTATCATCAATGATATTCAATTGTTTAAGGGAATGATTTGCCAGTTGAAGATTAGAACTGCTATTTTCTATTGTAGGAATGCAAATTTTTTTTATTAGATTTGGATTATGACTATAAATAAAATCCAATAGGTAACAATATGCCTGACTTCCTATATGAAAATTATTAAACCTATTTGTATCCATAAATGATGCAGTATCAGTTATTGTAAAAAATTGTTTGTAAATTTCCAATTGATATGTTTGTTTTTCACACATTTTTACTTTTTGCGACAATTGCGTAGATCCATTAATATCTACATTATGGACACATTTGCTGTGGATATTAATAAATTTCATAATATCAAGAATTTTATTATATGATAATGTGGTAGAATCGTAAATAATAATTATTTCTGATGGATTAAATATTGAATAAAAACGTTCAACAGAATCAAATGTTGTTGGATTATGATAGTAATTTTCAATATATTCGTTATATGTTGAAATACCTGTATATACATCTACATTGGCTAACCCAATTATAATACGCGCTTTCGTATTTAAACGCGTAGGAGGTATATTACATATTTTAATACACATAATATTATTTGATAATTGAGAGCCTTCATTTATAAAATGTGTTCCAGGCGAACATATAAATTGTAGACTACGAGTAGTATTCTTTTTTTTACTATCTTGAGTATATACAGCACACGTAAATCCTTCGTTTTGTAGGCGATCCGCCCATTTTTCAATTACATATTTCGGACAACCAGCCATAACAATATCTATATGTTTCTCTCTAGGAACAGAAGTAAAACTTATATTGGATTTTGTAGCAATATTAAAATTACATATTGTAGCAAATTTTTTTATAGCACTTCCGTAGATTTCTCCGGTAAGTGTATTTTTAAATCCATATACTTCAAAAAAATCTCCTATTTGCATTAATACAAGTGCCTTCTCTCCATATTCTTTTATTAGTTCATTTGTTTTTTGGAAATAATCGTTGATTACTGCCATATCAATAACTATATTAATGATAATATCTTTAATATAGTTACATGTTTAGATATTTATACACGTGAATGATGTGAGATTATACAATTAACCACAAATATTTTCAATGTAAATAATTATGTACTAAAATATCATTGTTTTTATTATGAATATCACCCGATAGTATTGCATTTTTATACATTTCTCGTAATATATATTCAGGTGCCGTAGATCCAGTTTTTAAAAGATGTTTTTGTTTTAAATACTTTTTAACACTCAATAGTGATTTTTTATTAAGAAGTTTAATCGCCTTATTGATATTTTTTCGTGTTTTATTATTTTTAATTAATACTTGAACTTTACCACCGTATTTACCTAGTTTATATATCTTTCTCGTTGTTTGTATTTTATACTTTTTAGGTTTATTTGATGACATAGTAGTTTTTTTCCTAAAGGTATCCTTTAATTTTTGTAATTTCTGTTGTCTAACTTGAGAATTATTTGCGGATTGAATAATAGGAGAAGAAATTTCGATTTTAGTATGTTGATTAGTAGGATTTTTGTGTATCATATGAGGTCTATCAACATCTATTTTATCTCTCCTTGCTTTTAAAGTGCGATTATATTGTCTAAAAGTAGGTTTGTTTCCACCCTTTAAACACCCGTATGGCGGGGGATCCTTATGTTGCGAGGATGTATTAACTACTAATATTGGTGATGATGTTGATTGTGATGCAATAGAATCCATATGAACTGGGAGTTGCGACGAATGTATATTTCTAAACCCACCATGAACATCCTTTTTAAATGTTCTATTTTTAATAGATTGATGTTGTTTTCCTCGTTCTTTTTTCCGTTTTTCTCGTTCTTTTTTCTGTTTAGCTTGTTTATTTTGTTTTACAATATCTTCTAATGAATTCATTGCACTTTTAAATTCAGTATTAAAAACAATGTTTTCTTTTGTCGACTTGCTATATTCATGTTTTTCCTTCTCTCGTTTTTGGTGTTCTTTAATACGACGCAGCAAATCCTTTTTTATAGAATTAGGTTTTAAACTAAAATTTAATTTAGTTCGTTGTTGTCTAGCTCTTTTATTCTTTTCTTTTTTACGTGTATTTCCTACACGTAAAAAATTTGGATTTACTGATATAATTTTTTTTGTAGATGTCATACTACTTATTTATAGAAAAAAAAATTCATATATTATTCGCAACAATGAGGGGTTCCCCTCAAACTATAGGGAGAACCCCTCAAACTAGAGGGGACACCCCTCAAACTCCCCTTCAAAAAGGGGTCTAAGGGGATATCATCCCCTTTTATGAAGGGGTCTAAGGGGATATCATCCCCTTTTATGAATACATTCCAAAATTAAGCGATCTTTTAAAATCATCCTTACGATTTTTAACTTCATCATT